TAACACCACATTGGAAACCAGCCTTAAAGTACAAGTTGATTTTGTCGATGAGCAACATCTCATCAAAATTCTGGACTTGCTTCACACCAAAGAAGTCACGATCGTTCAGTTGCTTGTAGCCTTCGTTCATACGCTTGCGCAGACCTGGATACTTACGCTTGATCATCTTCTCGATACGCACGTCTTCCAGCACGTTGAGATAAGACATCATTGAACGATTTTCTTGGATGGGTTTCAGGTACTCTTCGCCTGTGTACAAGGCGTGACCCACTTCGTGACCGATGAGCATATCCTCAATCTCTGGAGTCATATCTTTCCAGACTGGGATTGTCAACACACGATTCTTAATGTCGAACGATGCAGTGCGTGCACGAGCACGAACCACGTTCAGGTTTTCTGTAGCCAGCAAACGTGCTGACAAGTCACTTGCTTGAATTTCCATAATTAAACCTCAAAGGCTTGCGCCATCTCATAATCAGTTAGAATCTTTTCGAGGGATCCACGATCGACCAACCTAAATCCGTCGTTCAGTAGATCGAATTCTACCTCATCTTTGAATCCGTAGTCAAATGCTAGACTTGCAAGTTCAAAATCATTAAACTCTTTCCACATAGTTTCGACTGTCTGCATCATATATCAATTCCTTTATTTCGCCACCATTAGCATAGATCTCAGCACATGCTTTAATCCAAAACATCATTATTTTACCGTCTTTGACGATTAGGTATCTCGAATTCATAGACATTATTATGCTCCAGTTCGGTATTAAAGGCAAGGGATAAATGAGAAAACCCTACACAGGGTAGGGTTATTATTTATCGAAAACCAAAGTATTACTTTTTACGGAGCAGCAATAACGCTGAAGTCGTTGTGTTTCTCGAACTTAATGACGGATCTGAACTTATCGAACAGTTGGTCACCTTTGTGAGAGATAACAAAGATGTTCGTACCATCCCCGAAGCCATTCATTAGATTCAAGAAATAATCAGTACCAGCTGTGTCGAGGGAAGAGTCGAAAATCTCATCAAGCAACAACAGGTTGGTGTTAACCGAGTTTTTCATCTTAGCAATCTGACGCCATGTGAACAGAATTGCTAAGTCAATACGCATCTTCTCACCTTCAGAGAACGAAGCATAAGTGAAATCATCACGGTGTCGTGACTTAACGATCTCATTAAATGCTTCATCTAACTCAAAGTGGATGTACGCATCCATCGCAGTCAGGTACTTATTAATCAACTTATTCATCACAGGAAGATATTCACGGATGATTGCAGTCTTGATGCCAGTGTCTTTCAAGAGAACAGCAGCAACTTCTTCGATGTTACGTTGTTCTTGCAGTTGAGTCTTGGCATTGATCTTATTCATTGCTTCTTGAGCCAACTCTTTCAACTTACGTTTCTCTTCATCCACGTTTGTTGTGTCAGCCTTTGCGTTTTCAATCTCTACTTGCATAGAAGCATTGAGTTTATTCAGCATACTGATCTGAGTATTGTATGTAGAGACAGTGATGTTCTTGTCAGTGATTTCTTTTAGGATCTCATTGATGTCGGACAACTGAGTGTTCAACTTAGTAAGAACTTTATCCAAGTCTTCCATTCGAGCATTCTCAGCTTCGATCTTATCGTTCAACTCTTTTAGTAACGCTTCCTTATGGGAATCTGGAATGTCTTGTGAGCAGGACGGGCAAACCTCGTTCTCATTGAAGAATTCGGCATGATGAGAACAGTGTTCAACCTTGGCAACAACTTTGGACTTAAGACCCTTCGCTCTTTCAATGTCGTTATCAATCTCACTCTTTTTCTCAGTGCGTGATTGGAGTGCGGCAATCTCAGTAAGTGCCTGAGCCACCGTTGCTTCGCTTCGCTGTATTTCTGAGTTATTAGCTTCGATTTTAGATAGTAGAGATTCAATAGCTTCTGACTTGGCATCTGTAAGAGTTTTAATGAGAAGCGATTGTCCATCAACCTTAGTCTTCGCAGTTGTAATCTCCCCCTCAATCCTCTTGATAGTGTCCTTAGTCTCATTGGCTTTTTCTTTCAAAATCGTATTCATTGTGGAGAAGATACGAATGTCAAGGATGTCTTCGATAACTTCACGACGTTGTGCAGAAGATAACTGCATGAATGGAACAAAAGAAGCAGAACCCAAGATAACTACTTGAGTGAATGTCTTGTAGTTCAATCGTAGAATCTGTTGTTCTAGAACCTTCTGATAGTCACGACTTGCAGCGTCTTGGTTAACCATCTCATCGTCACACCAGATCTCAAACGTGTTTGGTTTGATACCACGGATAACTTTATAGTCTTTGTTGTTTATAGAGAACTCAATTTCAACAACACAACCCTTACCATTGATAGAGTTGACAAGCTGCCCCTTATTGATGTTGCGGAAAGGTTTGCCAAATAGACCAAAGCACAATGCGTCTAGGATCGTACTTTTACCTTCACCGTTCTTACCAATGATAAGAGTGGTGCTTGATTTGTTCAGTAATACTTTGTTGAAAGAGTTGCCAGTGGATAGAAAGTTTTTCCACTGCACAGACTTAAATAGAATCATTAAACAACCTCAATGTTAACTGCTTCGGTGTATAAACCTTGCATGAATGTCTTAATCTGTTCTTTATCTACATCAGTTGTAATAGAGTCGATGTAATGTGTTAAAACAGAGACAGTATCTTCTAGAGAAATTTCTTCGCCAATTTCGCCTTCGTTGAATTCAGACATATCCTCAACGATCTTAATGTCAGCGCATCCTTTATTATACAGTTTGGCAATGAACTTGTCAAATTTGTAGAAGTCAGTCTTGTTTAGAACAATCAACTTCACGTACATATTCTTTAGGTCGATTGCATCGAGGTCAATCGGTTCGGCATCTTTATCGTTGTACTCGAGTCTTTCGAACATTCGATAAGGATTTGGTATGAACTGGAGTCCTCGAGTGTCTGTATCGAACAGGTGGAATCCTCGGGGATCGTTATAGTCCTGCCAAGTAAGTTCATACGGATTTCCGAGATAATGAATATGCTTGTCAGAAGAGCGATGGTGATAGTGACCACTAAAAACAAGATCAAATTTTTCAAAAATGCTTTTATCCAGTCCATCATGCGATTCCATTCCTCTATACATTGCAAAGCCAGCGATTTCAAAATGCCCCATACAAATTTCTGCTTTTGTGGTTTGCATCATATCAAGTGATTCTTGATAGTTCTCAGGGCAGATCCAAGGCATCATACAGATTGAAGTGCCATCAACAACGATAGTTTCTGGCTTATCAATAACAACAACATTACTGTATTCTTGTAGAAGTAAATCTGGAGAGTTTACCTCATTAGTGTTTTTGAAATAAGTGTCATGGTTGCCAGCCAACATATGAACAGTAATACCACGCTCTTCAAGTTTGTCGAAAAACATTTTCTTTGCTCGGTCGAGGGCATAGAAGTTGACGTACTTGCGTCTATCAAAAGTATCACCGAGAATAAGAACGGTATCAATACCATTATCGTCAATAGTAGGAAAGAATGTATTGTCATAGAACTTTTGGAAGAAGTCTAAGAAAGCGATACTATCATTACGTGCACCAAAGTGTTGGTCTGTAATAATTGCTACCTTCATGTGCGATCTTCCTTCTTAACTACAGTGTCTGGATATAGTTTAACTTCAAGAACACTATTGATCGGCAACGAGTTACAAAACTCAGTAGCCTCGTGTAGATCTTTGAAGTTTTTATCTACAACCTTATTGCTAAAGTTAGCGTAGTAAGTTACTTTATACACGATTGTCCTCTCTAACATTTGGTGGCACTACACCATATTGTTGATGTAGCCAGTCAACGAATTTGTTTACTTCATCGGCTTGGAAGTCTCGATGCATACGATCTTCGTTGTAGATCTTTGCGCCGAGAGCAACCTTATCTAACCAGTCTTTATCTATCAAATGAAACCTACCTTTCGGTTTGCTGTTGCAGTTGGTTGATTTTGCTGAACGTGGAACACTTCAGCGATTGAATACTTCTCAGTTTCTTTACCACGTGGTTTGACTGGCAGAGTAACATTCAAACGATCAGCAAGAGTTTGTGCCTGTGGAAGAGTCAGTGTATCGAAGGTAACGATATCAAAACAACGACCTGGACGAACCAAAGCAGAATCAATGTCACGGATAGATGGCAGGTTAGTAGAGAAGATCATCTTCTTACCTTTTGTAGTCACAAGACCATCACCCACGTTAAGGAATCGGTGCATCATTGTGTTACCATCTGAACGAGACTTCAAGAATGCATCAGAGTCTTCCAACACCATAACGCTTGTGTCGTCTTCGATAAATCGAGCAAAGAGATAATCTTTTTCGAGGATAGCTGCATCATATGTAACCATCGCAGAAGATTCGGTGTGCGACAACAGACCACGAATGAATGTAGTCTTACCAGTTCCAGGTGGTCCAATCAGAAGGAGAATGTTGGCAGAAGATGCCATGAATCGTTCGTAGTAATCAGTCAACTTTTCGCCATTCAAGAATGGGTACATCTCGTCAACTGGAAGACGATCACGATTGAGTGGGACGTTGACGGAGTTGCCATCGCCAGAGTAAATCCATTCGATGTAAGAAGTCACAATGTCGAACTTACCTGTTACCAAGTCCATGATGTAATCACAGAATACTTCGTCACCGAAAGCACGAACAGTTGTTGAATTACTATTCACAGTGTATGTGACATAGTTCAGATCTTCTTCTTCAACGATAAAACCAGAAGAGGCAGAACCTTGCACGAATAAGCAACCTTCAAATTCTTCTTCAGCCCACTCAGCCCATTGCTTACGGTTAGCAAGAACAGTAGTTTCACGATGGAGAGTTTGCTTGTTTGCTGCTACACGTTTCTGCAGGACTTCAGTAGTAACTAAATCACTGAAGTCTGAAACACCCATGAAGACTTTGTTGTTATCACTGCTACTCATATACTCTTTCAAATTTGTCATATCATCATAATGGTCAAAACAATACCCTTTTAGTGTTCGGGTAGAACCCTTTGCAGCACGCACACGACTACGTCTAGCAGTTCGTGATCTTCCAGCTATTCGATTAAGGAATGAACTTACTTCACTCGGAGTCGCTATCGCTGGTGCTTGTATCGCCTTGGTAATCATCTACTTCACCTATAAAATCATCTAGAGAGGTTTGTTTCTTTTTAGCTTTCGCTGCTTTCTTTGTGATAAAAGAATCATCGAATGTATGGTTGTTCTGCATAAAGTCGAGGTAAGCATTATGAAACTCACCAGTCTCATCTTGTTCCTGCAACTCGAATGCTTCGAACGGCATGTCCTGAATCAACTTACCCTTAATGTAAGATTGTTTCTTTTCTTTGGCAATCCTACGTAAAAACGCATAGTAAATAATCTGCGTGAAGTATGCAAACGGATTATTTGATTTTGTTGGATCGAAGTTGTTGATGTACTGAAGACAGTTTTCAATGCCATCAGATATCATCTCCTCACGATAAGAGTAGTTGATAAAGTTCGGTTTGTAAGAAAGATGGTTTGCAATTTTTAAGATACATTCGCCTATGTAATTACTTACTTGTGGAGGCGGCAACCCCTTCTCCTTAGCGTCGAGAACTTTATTTCGATACTCCGAGATCGCTACCAAAAAGTCAGCGTTATTTACGTAATGTGCCATACATGATATTTTCCTTTGATTAACAAAGCTAACGAGAAGTATACATCAAACAAGTTGTAAAGACAACTTTATCTACCTTGCAATTTAGATTTGCTTATTTAGTTGACTTAGGGCATAATTCACTGTGTTAGGGTTGATGCTGAATAGATCAATGTACTGTATCGTTTCCTTCGACATAGATACCTTCTCCATCTCCCTCTTCTGGTTGAGTCTCTTCTTCCAGAGCATCCCCAAAGACCTCCACAAGCTGTTGGATCTTTTTCTTTGTCTCATCATCTGGTTCTTGCGCCAGCGAGACATCATTGTGTTCTTCCACAATTCTCATATAATGAGGAACAAACGCAGAATGCTTTGCTTTAATAAACATAACAATCTTATTTTCAATTAAGTAAGAATCGTCTCTCGAGAACTGACAGAGTGGAGTAGCTGTCACGTGTTCTCTTCCAGTCGCAAAGTTTGGTGTAGTCTTTACTACCATTGGATGCAACAACTCCACATAAACTTCATCTTCTTCTTGCAGAGCAGACAACACCTGTTCTCCACTCGTGAACTTAACAACAACGAAAACTTCTTTTCCTGTTAACACAGTTCTACCTCCACAACCTTTAATTTGAATTCTTCTTCAGCATAGGTCTTGTAACGCTCTGCTGCATGGTTCAGTGTATGATTCTTCCAAGACTTCCAATGCAAGTCATCAGCAAGGTCATAGAGATTACAATGCGTCTTACCGCTCTTCAATCGCAAACCACGACCAATGGATTGTAGGTTACGAATCTTAGACTTGGATGGCGATGCAAAGATTACGTTCTCGATCGAAGGAATGTTAATACCAGTAGAGAACGTACCGTATGATGCAATGATGATAGCGTCTTCTTCACCTTCACAGATATGACGGATCGCTTCACGATCTGCAGTATCAGTGCCACCGTAAACGAAGAACACTTCTCTTGTATCGTGGGCTTTGTCTTTGATTAGATCTAAAAGAATCTTACCGTGTTTCTCAACATACTGGAATAACACAAGTGTGTTACCTTCAGACTTGATAGCAAGGTTACGAATGAATTTATTTCTGGCTTCGTTGCCAACAATAAAATCCATCTCATCTTGATATGTGTTGTTCTTTCTTGCCTTACGAACTTCTTCGTTATACTTTAGTAACACACAAGTAATCTTTAGTGTGGCAAGTTTGTTTGAGTCCATCAATGCTTTAGTGGTTGTCACTCTATGTACTGGACCAAACATACCCTCAAGAACCAAACGATGAACCTTCTTGTTATCTAGCGTACCAGTTGTGCCAATACGATAACGGATCTTGTCCATCTTTTCCATAACTGTTGTTAGGGATTTTGCTTTAAACTGGTGAGCCTCATCACCGAAGATAACATCAAACTGAGCGAACCAAGACTTTGGTTGTAGATATACTGACTGCCAAGTAGTAATCAATACGCTTGATGTGAACTCTTTAGTAAAACCAGCATAAAGTTTCTGACACTTACCATCAACATCCCATCCATTAGCAGATGAATAGTCTTTGAAGTCAGCGTGTAGCTGTTCAACAAGAGATGTTGTTGGAACGATGATAATACACTTGCGTTTATTCGCAACGTGATATCTCATTGTCGTGTAAATTATAAATGACTTTCCAGAAGCAGTCGGAGATAATAGGAGTGTCCGCTCCTGATCGAGAGCAGTCTTTACTGCTTCTACTTGATAGTCTCGAATCTCGATTGGTTGACCACGACCCATAGGGTTTAGTGATTTAGCATATGCCTCTACTTGGTCTGCTGTAATACCATTGCGTGTTAGAACTGGAGTTACATACTCCAGACCATAGCCATTACGAACAGCGAATTCCTCAACGTATGAAACCAAACCGACATACAATGTCTTTCTGATTTGATCATACAAGCGCACCTTACCATCCCACAAACGTGCTCTGTATTGTGGGGTGAACTTGGCACCTGGATATTCGTAGGTGAAGAAGTCTGCTAGTTCTTGTTCGATGCTGGCATCAGAAAAGACTCTTACATAAACCTCATCGAGTTTCTCAATCTTAATCATTACATCCCTGCTAGGAACTTCTTCCATTCAACGGCAGTTTTGATTTGCCAGTCTCTGGCTTTAATCTGTCCGAGGATTGATTCCAAAAAGTATATCATTGTTTCAAGATAGTCGATCTTTACTTTCATTGTGTTTAGATCGCTATCGCCAGATAGGAATTCATCCATCTCATTCTTCAGTGGCTTAACACCCTGCCATTGTGGCCAATCAAGTGCAGTCAACTCTTCACGTGAGAGTTCACCACGATAGTATCTGAATTTGTTTTTGCGTAAGATGTTATAGTCAGAACTGAACTTTGTGTGTTTCAGTTTCACATTGACTAGAAGTTTGACGTACTTAGCGTGTAGCTTTGGTGTAGCGGTGGTAGTCTCACCGAGGTAGTTGTCGTCGATTTGACAATCGACATCCCACATTTCTTGAATCTGTTCAATATTCATAATAACTCCATTTTATATTAGCCTCTCAGCTAAACATCAATTACAATAATTTATACCATCCAAACTTAAATGTTACAGAGGCAACAACATAGTTGACATCATCGTTTGTAGAAGCAAAGCGCATTGAATCTATGGTAGTTGGAAACACATCATAGAACTGCATTGTCTGAATAGCTTGGTTGTTACTATCTAGGATCTGTAGCGTAGCATCAGAATAGTTCTTAGCCAATTCAGCGTAAGCAACATTATCTGTGGCATTACCAGCAATGTATTGATCGTAACTTTCTGGGAATCCTAGAGCAACAATCCAGTTATACAGTGTTCTGTAGTTTGACATATTCTCATCAACTAAGAATTGCACTGTCAATGGGTCATACTGTAATGTATCACCTGGAACTGGTTGTGTAGAGAATGGCGTAGAAAACGCTGGCTCCCCAAGATTAATCCCTGGAAGGTTTACTTCTTGACAGTGAAATGACACGTCAGGTAATTTGGTGATACTAAACTTAAACCCGTTAGGTGATAACGGATTCAAGTTAGATGGAATGGATGTTGCCATTACTTGTATGTTGGATTTAGGTGTTCTTCAATAGCAGCTTTTAGTGATTGAACTTCATCACCAAGTGCTGTTTCTAGAGCAGTGATTAAATCTTTATCTTTAACTTCGCTTAGCGCTTGGTCTTTAATTTCAACCTTAGTGCCACCAAATGTAGAAGAAGTTTTATCTTTATTTGTACCAACCAATTCCCAGTGAATAACAGAGATAGTGCCTGTTGCTGGGTTTGGGTTATTGTCTGCGTCTAATGTTTCAACACGATCTGTAACTTCAGTAGAAGCGATCTTCCATGTGAATTTTGTAGCCATATTTTGTCCTCTTTGGTTTACCAATCATTATTATTTAGGAAATGAAAAAAGGGAGACCGAAGTCCCCCTTTGAAATACCTATCTTAGAGTAGGTTTCTAACTGATTACAGCAAGTTAGTAACTTTAACTTTGCGGTAGTAGTAGTTTGCGTTCGCAGTCAAGTTGTCTTGACCAGAAGTGCCGTCATCCAAGTTAACGAATGGGTTAGCAACTAGACCGTAACGAGTCTTGAAACCAATCTTTGGTTGGAAGCTGTTAGGATCAACAGCACGAACCATTTGCAATGGAACGTATGGGCAGTAGAACAAACCAGCGTCAAAAGCAGAAGCGCCTTTGTAACCAACAACGAAGAATTGGCTGTTAGATACGTTAGAAGTATATGGGTCAACATAAACTTTGTACTTACCGTTTAGAACACCAGCGAAAGTAGTGCTTGTGTCATCAACGTTTAGACCAGTTGAAAGAGCTGGTGCGTAGTCTAAAACTCCAGCCATCGCTAATGCAGACGCAACGTCAGCAGAAGTGATGATGAAGTTACCACGACCACGACGAGTCATTTGACCAATCGCATTCGCTTCACGTTCGATTTGGAACAATAGACCCTTGAACTTTTCAACAGACCAACGACCATTAGAGTCAGTGTCTAGGTCGAAAGTACCTTGAGTTGTAGTACCAACATGAGCACCTGGATATGCAGTCTTATAAACTGTACGAACAACTTCACGGTTGATCTCAGTTAGGATTTCTGCAGAAAGGATGTTGCTCAATTCACCTTCAGCGTCAAGACCATGAACAGATTTCATATCTTGAGCTAATTCGATTGAGTACTCAGCTTTTAGAGCACGAGTCTTAGCAGTTACGCTAGTCTTTTCGATAGAGAAAGCCATAGCACCGAAAGTACCATCGCCAGATCCACCTTGACCTAGACGCTCGCCATCAGCAGTCGCTAGACCAGTACCAGTTGTGTAGCTGTTACCGTCAACTGGATTTGAACCAGCGTGAGTACCAGTACCAGAGAAGTCAGTATCTGCTTCGTTGAACAACGCTTCAGTACCACCTTGAGTTGCATAGCGTGACTTCATTGCGAAGATCAAGCCAGTTGGTTGAGTCATTGGCTGAACACCAGCGATATCGTAAGCGATAAGCTGAGGCATAGCACGACGTACTAGAGAGATCAATACTGGGTCGAACTTAGCGAAACCACCAGTATCACCGTATGAACCAACGCTGTTTGCTGGAGCTGCTTCGAACAACGCTTCACGTTGCTTCTGCATTTCACGCTCTTGGTTCTCTAATAGAACTGCTGTAACTTCTTTACGATAGTTATCAGCGATCTTTGGAGCTGATTCGTGATTTAGAATCGGACTCCATTTTTCAACTAATTGTTGACGAGTAGTCATTTGTTTATTCCTTTATTAAAATTATTTGCTTAGTGCTGATAGATATGCTGACATTTTTGGGTCAGAAACTTTAGTTTCTTCTGTCAAAGTATCTACTGGAGCATCAGTAACAACAGACTTAACATCTGCTGCAGCCTTGGTTGTGAAGTAATTTTCACGGATAGTCTGTACTTTCTTTTGGAAAGTCTCAGCATCTTCATAGCTTAGTTCTTCTGCAAGACCTTGGAACTTTTCAGTTTCAACTGCAGATAAACCATCACCAACTGTACGAATGATTTCAGCACGCTTGCTTTCAGCAATTTGCTTAGTCAATTCAACGTTAGACGCTAGTTGTTCATTTAGTTTCTCTTCTAGTGCTGCAACTTTATCTTCCATTTCACCAAGAACGTCAAAACGCTCTTCTGGAATGTCAATATAGTGCTCTTCGAAAAGACCCTTCATACCAGCCACGAAACTCTCAAGAATTTCAGACTTCATACCACGCTCAAGGGCAATCTCATTCTGTGCAATCCACTGCTCGGCAATATAACCGAGATATCCATCAACCTGTTCAACAAGACCCTCTTTATTCTTCTCAGTTGCTTCATGCAACTTAGATTCGAATTCTTCTTCTAAACGAGCAACTTCTGACTTAACACGAGTCATAACTGCTGCTTCAAAAATTGTTTCTGCTTTTTGCTTGAACTCTTCTGAAAGTTCTTCGCCATTTAGCAATGCTTCAACGTCTTCCTTAACTGAAGCCTTAACAGCATCACCCTTACGAACTGGAGACTGGTCACCAGA